CCGCTGCATCATGAGTGACGCGACCGTCGGGGTCGTCACGTAGCCGCCCCTGACGGGGACGACATTCGCCGAGGCCACGTCGGTCTGCGCGTCGAGAATTCCGGCGTAGGCGAGCGAGGTCCCGGTGAAGGAGCCGACTCCGGAATAGCCGATGATGCCGTCAGGCTCTCCGGAGCTGCCGGCCCCGGCCAGGCACGCATAATCGGCCGCCAGGGCCACGCTCTGTGCGAGGTCGTTGTTGATGATGCCCTCGACGCCCGGGGAGCTCTGAAGCAGGAGCTGCCTGCTGATCTCGGTGTAGGCGGCAACGTTCTTGGGAGAGAGCCCGACCTGCACGAAGGTCTGGGTCTGCTCGTTGGCGGTGCTCGCCTCGTTGGCGAGCCAGGTCGCGGTGGCGCCGACGGTCATCTTGGGGATCATGACGCTGCCCTGAAGGCCCGAGAGCCGGGTTGCGCCCATGCGGAAGACGACGCTGCGGTTTCTCAGCAGGTCGATGAAGCCCACGTTGTCGGTCTGTACGAGGTAGCCCGCCGAGCCTGCGACGGTGAGGTCGCGCTTTTCCCCGGAGGTCGCTGCGGGGCGCTGCATGACCTCGAAGGGGACGAAGAAGGCGTTGGGCGAGGGGATCCTGTTGAGTTTATCGACGATGGCGCGGGAGCACTCGAGCTCGAATCCCGCGTTGGTCCAGTTCTTGTCGAAGGCGGCTACGACGGCCCTTGAGAGGGAGAACTTCTTGATCTCTCTTCCGGTGAGGCCGATCTTGGTGACGGGCTGGGGATTGAGGCGGCCCCGCTCCTCGAGGATCCGGAGCATGTCGTCACTGACCTGCTCGAGGGACAGGCCTGAGTTGACCCAGTGGTCCCTGAACTGGTCGTCAATTTTGTTGGCCTTGCAGAGATTCTCAATGGCCCGGATGCGGGACTTCTCCATTTCCTGGGCGCTGGGAGAGGGTGGCTGCGCCGCGGCCGGAATGCTGGCAGCCGCTGCTGATCTGTTGGACGCCGTCTCGCAGGCGCATCGTGCGCCCTCGACGAGTGCGGCGCCGCATTTGTCGCATTTCATGTTTGTTACCTCCTGGTGTTGTTCTGGAATGGTGATGGTGATCTCTCGTTCCTGCCCCTCCGCCCTGCCGACGCCTACGCTGATGTCGGCCGGGATCGAGACCAGGCTGATCTCGAAGGGCTCCCATTTCGTGACGCGGTACACGTCGGGGCCGTCTTTCTGTGTGCGCTCCAACTCCATTGCGTGGGCCTCGTAACCCACCGACACGTTCCTCCGGATCTCGTCGCAGACATCCTGGAAGATCTCCTCGGCCTTCGCGCTCCGTCCGAACCGCACAACCGCGCGGCCCTTCCGGTCGGCACCGATGGTCACTTCCTCAATGACCCCGACCTGGTTCCTCGGGTCGTGATCTATAAGCAAAGCTCCTGAACGCTTGAGTCGTTTGAGGTCTACCGCCCCGGGGCTGTGGTCGAGTATCTCCACGCCGAAGTACCGTTCGACCTCGTCCGACTCGGAAGAGAAGGAGAGATCGACGGTGCGCTTGTCCACGTTGATCGAGCCCTTCGGCACCGAGACCTCCCGGTAGAGCCTGCCGACCTTAATTGTTCTGCCCTGTGCCATTCCCATTGCCTCCCACAGTTTTATCCGCAGGCTGAGCTGCCTGGCTGTCCGCTGATTTGCCCTCCGCTTGCGTCTTCTCGATGTCGGCTGTCGGGTCCGTCTCGAAGAGAAGGTCTCGGCCGGCCATCATGTCGAGTTCCTGCCTGCGCTCATCCAGCACGTCCTCCAGGTCGCGGCCGCCTCCGGTGAGGGCAATTACCTCGCCTACCGTGGTGAAGCCGCAGCGGACCGCCTGCTTGTAGGCCTCGACCTCTTTCGTCGGGTCGATCCAGCTCCAGCCCCTCGGCTTGTACCTGACGGCGTTGAACTTGTTCATGTTCAGCGCGTACTCGTCGATGCCGATGCTCGGGATCACACGGGACAGGACGGCCTGCCGCATCCAGATGCGGTGAAGAATCTGCCGGAAGTTCCGGATGAACCACAATTGACAGACTTTCCAGAGGTCCCTGTCATCGAGGAGGGCGAGGCGGCTTGAACTGTAGTTGCTCTGACTGTAATCCCGGCTTAAACTTTCATAGCTGACTCCCACGCCGGCGGCGACCTCGCGGAGCATCATTCGCATGAAGGGGTCCATCGCCGCATTCGGGCGGGAGGGGTTGACGAAATTGAACTTCTCTCCCGGCGCGAGTTTCTGGACGATCCCGGGCTCGAGCTCCACTTCCCGGTCGCCCGATTCTGCCAAGGTCTCTCCGGACATGTAGAACTCGGGGTCGGTCATCTCGATCAGCCCCATGTACGAGGCCGCTCCCCGGGCGGCGATGATCTCAGCTTCGGAGTAGCCGTCCATGTCGTTGAGCCGCCTGGCTGCGGCGTGCATCCAGGGAATTCCGCGCGTCTGGGGCCAGCGGTCGACGATGCGCAGGTGCAGGATGTAGCCGGCGTCGATTCTGTCGATGCCGTCGATGTCCCGGGCGGACAGGCTGATCTCGCCGGGATGGATGCGCCTGACGAAATAGGCGACGGCCCTGTGGAACGGATCGAGCTCTATGCCGAGCCTCACCCGGCCGGTCTCGGTCAGGGCGCCCGGCTGAAACTCATCGACGACCCGTTCGGATTCCATGACCTCAATGGCGAGGGGGACGGCGGAGTCCCCGAAGGGACGGAAATGCAGCCGTAGGAAGATCTCCCCGGCTTCGAAGACCTCTCCCAGGGCGACGCGCTCGAGGTCGGAGAAGTGCAGGGCCCCGCCGGTGTGGCAGCTCCCGGCCTCGCACCACTGATCCCAGGCGCTTTCGATGTCGTTGTTGACGCGGTCGCTCAGGCCGCCGCGGGAGTTTCTCACCTGGGCCTGGATGCCGATGCCCGCGCCCACCACGTTGTTGACCACGATTGTCTTCGCCCTCTTCGCATAGGGGGCGTCGCGCACGAGCTGGCGCGACCGCGCCCTGAGGGTGCGGAGGCTCTCGCTGATCTCGGAGTCGGCGCTTGTGACTGTCGCGCCCCAGTTCCCGGTGAGCCGGGACGCCTTGGCCGAGGCATAGATGCGGGTCATCTGCCCCCTGGCGTGCAGGGCCTGGCGGTCTTTGAGGGAGAGCGCCAGGTCGCGGATGAACTGCTCTTCGTAGGTTTCCACTCTGGCGAGGTGTTTCATCGGACGAACCGTATCTTTGCGTTCTTTGGCGCGGTGCCCGTTCCTCCGATCAGTGTCAGTTGCTTGACCCTGCGCTCCCAGTACTCGATTTCCCCCCGGATCTGTGCGATCTCGAACCTTTGGACCGTCCGTCCGTTCTCCATCGTGTAGGAGGAAATTCCGGACCTGAGGGCGGTGTGGGCGGCGATGAGATCATCGAGGGCGGCTTGCGCTTGAACCAGAGTTATCCCTGCCATGAACCAATTTTAAAGAACGGTGAGGCGCATTGATAGGGACATTTGTCCATGATTGTCCACATTTGACAAAGAAAATGATGGCAAAAGAGACCGGGAAGGGGAGATTTGAGGCTAACGGCTCACGGAGAAGGCCGTGGAGGGGCTATCGGGAGGGGGTCAATACCTGCGTATCCACCCGCTGCCGGTCTTCCTGGCGGGCTTGGGCTTGTCAGTGGGGGCTGCCGCGGGGGCGGGCCCTTTGATCAGGCCGGCTTTGCCGACGGCCAGCCCGGCCTGGTAGAAGGCGACGACGCTGCGCCTGATGATGCGCAGGGTGCCGTTGCCAAGGGCGGTGGTCGTGAACTTGTCTTCTTCGACCCAGCGGTAGATGGTCTTGAGGCTGACCCCGAGAGCCTTGGCCACCTCGAGGGGGCTCAGGCTCTGGCGGTCGCCGAATTTTCCGAAGAGAAGGTCATCGAGCTCCGAGGTCTTCACTAAGCCTTCGTCACCACTTGTTCACCCATCCCCTCGGAGGGCGCTGCAGCCAGGGCTTCCTGGTCCGCTGAGGCCTGGGATCAGCGCGCGGGGTCTCGGGGGCCTCCGGCCGGGGATCCCCGGCCTCGGTCTGAGAAGCGGAGGCTTTCTTTCCCGCCAGGGCGCGCGCGTACTTCCTCCAGCTGAACTTGAAGTCCTTTCGCTCGGCGATCTTGAAGGCGGCATAGGCGTAGACTCGGCAGTCAAGCGCCTCCTGCCTGTCGCGGCGCTTCACGAAGACGCGCCTGGTGTACCCCGCCGCCTTGCGGATCTCGACCTTCTCTCCCGTGAGCTGCTTGAAGTACTCCTCGTCGTACTTCATCGGGAAGTGCAGCATCCCCGGGCGGATGCGCACGTTCTGATCAGTGAGGCATTTGTAGATTTCCGACGAGTCCTCGATGGAGGTCGTGCCCTGGAGCTTCAATCGCGCATAGATCGACTGTTTCGCGGTGTCGGTCCCGATGGTGTAGAGGCGAACTCTCGCCTGGTAAGCGCGCGTCGGCTTGCTTATGAGCGGCTTTCCGGTGTAGGAGCTGCCCTTCGTCGCATAGACGGACCGCGACTGGCGGCCCGAGACGAAGCTGTAGACAGCCTGGGTCTGGTATCCCGAATCTATGCAGGCGCAGGCGATCTTCATCGGTGCGCCTGTTTCGTGGATCCACTCCCGCAACAGGTAATTGTCGAGCTGCTTCCAGACCTCGCCGTCGCCGGTGTTGCCGTGAAATATCTCGTAGTCCATCGACCAGGATTCCTCGTGAGCTCCCCAGGCGACGACCTCGACCTCGAGCCGGTCGTCCTGCACGTCGACGCCGGCGGTGAGGACCAGGCCCTGAAGCGGAACAGCGGGCCCGTATTGTTCGCGCCTGCCGTATAACGTCCCGTCGTCTACTATGGGGTCGCCTGAGTCATCGTAGGTCTCCCCGAGGGTGGTGTTTACCCAGACCTGGTATTGCGCGGGGTCTTCCCTGACAGCGACGTAGTCGGCGCACATCTCCTCGAGCATCACGAAGGGACTGTAGAGCTCGGAGATATGGAACCCCGCGATGCCCCGGAACGGCGCAAGGGCTCTCCATTCCCCGCGCTTGACCATCTCCATGCGCTCCCAATCGGTGAGAAGCCCCCCGCACTTCTCGCACTGGTACGAGGCCTCGTCAACCGCCTGAGGGTCGAACCTGACTTGCTGCCACTTCAGGATCTGCTTCTCTCCGCAACGGGAGCAGGGGACGAAGAACCGCCTCTGGTCCGACCTCTCGAATTCCCTCTCTATGCGCGAGTTGCCCATGATGGTGGGGGTGCTGACCTTGCATTTCTTGCGGTTCCAGAAGGTCACCGCTCTCTTCTCGGCAAGGCGGATCGGGTCGCCTTCGCTGCCGGCAGTGGCCTCGTACCTGTCGATCTCGTCGCAGAGGACAAGCCGGATCGGCCGGGAGGCCAGAGAGGCGGGGCTGTTCGAACCGGCGATGGTTATGTGGCCGCCGGGGAAGATCTTGTGGAGGGTGGTGTTGGTGCTGTCTCCCCTCTTGGGGTCGCTGACTTTGCCCTGAAGGACCGGGGTGTCGCGGAGCATCGGGGTGAGCCGGTCCTTGGACCACGCCTTGCACATGTCGAGGGTGGGCTGCAGGACGAGGATCGGACAGGGATCGAGGTCGATGTGAAAGCCTACGATGTTGTTGATAACCTCGGTCTTGCCGACCTGGGAGCTCGACATAATGATGACGGACTGCACGGAATTGTCGGAAAACGAGTCCATGATGCCGCGCATGTACTCCGCCCGCTCGGTGCGCCACTTGCCCGGCTCCGAACTGGACTCAGGGCTCAGATAGCGGTACTTGTCCGCCCACTGGCTCACCGTCAGTCTCTCGACCGGGTTTGCCAGATGGAAGGCCTTGTCGAACCCTTCGGCTAAATAGTCTTTTTCTGGCGTTAAAGTCGGCAATTCCTTTCAGTGCCTCGTCAACGATGTCGCGAAGTGTCTTCTCCGCCCGTGTCCTGTCGTCCTGAGCGATGGGAAGTTGAGTGAGGGCTTTGCCGGTGATGGCGAGCACATTGCCTTTTATGTGGACGATCGCAGTTTCGAGGGCTGCGATGGCCAGGTCAGTCGGCACCAGCTTGCGGGTGAGCTCGTCATATTCGTGAGCGGCAATGTCGGCCTGGATCCTCGTGAGCCTGGCGCGTTCCTCCATGAGATTCTTGGACGTTCCAATTTTCTCGACGTACTTGATGTAGGCCTTGAACGTCTTGAAGAAGGGCACCTTGCCCTGTTCGGCCGCCGGCAGAGTCCCGTCCCCGCACAGTTGATAGATCCTTGTCTTGGTCTTGCCGCAAAGTTCTGCGAATCGCTCGATGGTGATGTATTCAGGCTCATTGTTTTTCTTAGCCCTTGAGGTTGCAGGCATGATGACAATTGAAAGCCTTTGATATTAAAGGTATGTAGTTGGATTTCGGGAGTCCGTTGGGACCCCCGAGCTGGTGCCGGGGAAGGACCCGGCGATTATTTTCTGATGAAGTAGTCATAGTCTCTCCGTTGTCTGTCCGCGAATTTCTGTTCAAATGTCTTGCGGATCTCCCGTTCTACTTTCCTCGACCCGTAGAGCAACGTGACGGAAGGGCCGTACATGGGCGCTATCTGTCTTTGCTTTGTCTTTGTGAGTTTGCCCGTCCTTTCGAATATGCCCGTGAATCCCGACATCATCGTAGCCACTAAGGCATGTCGAAGGGGCGTCATACTGCCTTTCTTGATCTCCACTACCACGGGACGAAGTGTCTGGGATCCTTTCAGAAATGCCAGAAGAGAGACACCTTTCTTCCCGTAGGACGAGATGACGGCCGTCATGTCCCGCTGCGTAGCGTGGCGCACGTAGGCGTTAGCCCTCAGATCCTTGAGTTTGATGTTATAGTCGTTCCGTATCAGACGATTTGCTGCGGTGAATGCTTGATCACTGATCCTGTTCAGTGCCGACACTGTCGCCCGGGACAGTGCCTCGGGATTCACAATGGCAAGAGCCTCCTCGATACCCTCGACCTTAAGTTGAAAGTTCATGAGTCCGCCTCCCTTTCTCTTACTGTCCTGCCGTAGCCACCTTCATGCCTTTATGATCCGTTATCGCTATAGCCGCCTTGCCGTCCTTACCGCACAGTTCAAGCCGCAGGTTTTTGACAGCACGCTCAACCGTTCCACTGTTCCTCGCCACTATGAACAGACCTCCGTGCTCGTCGATCTTCCTGGCGAATGCCTCCTGATGCGGTGACAGTTTCCCCTTCGGTGCCTTTACCTCGATGTAGATGGTGACGCCGTCCTTCAGGGCGATGAGATCGCAGATGCCGCGCATGCTGCCCAGGCTCTGATGTATGCGGATCACGTACCACTTGTGCAGCTCGAGCCACTGTCGGCACTCCTTCAGGATCGATGACTCTGTGCAATTGGCCGCTGGCACTAAAACGGCTCCATATCCGGGATGTAATGTTCATGCCCTATGCCAGGGTAGACCTCAGCCAGTTCACGGTGTCCGTCCAGCAGACTGGCCTCCTTGTTGAGGATCTTCTTGACCACTCTGGAGTGGGCGTTGGCAATGGACGACTCGGTTTTGCCCTGCCAGAATAACATCGCCTCACGTTCCTCCTGCCGCTTTGCAAGTGCCCATTCCTGCTCTTCACGCCTGTTCTTGGCCTCGTCCAGACGACGCCTGATATTCGGGTAATTCAGGCGGTCTTCATGCTCGACGCACTGATCGAAGGCCTGAGTGCAGTCGGAATCGGTATAACTGTTTTTTATACGTTCATAAATGAGCCTGGCTGCTTCCCGGTCCACACGCTGACCGAGCAACAGGGTTGATTCCTTTAAGCGTACGTCGTAAAGGTCCCTGGTTATCATATGTAACGGTCCTCCGCTGATTTCTTCGGCTCATACACGCTCTTCCAGTTGTGAAGGATCGCCTCGTCCAGCAGTTCGTTCGGATCGTGGCCTTTCAGTTTCATCTTTTCGAGTTTCTTTATGAGCACCTGAATCGCCCTATCAGTCATCGGCTCTTTTGTGGACCTTCGCATTTCCAGAAACGAACTCCACGTCTGTCCATCTATCCATTCGGGCAAGGGGGGATTATAAGGGGATTTTGTCTTTGTCTTTGTCTTTGTCTTTGTCTTTGTCTTATGTCTTTGTCTTGCACCGTTATCATTTTGTGTTTTTCGGTGTTTTTGTAGCCTTCTGTAACCAGTTGGATCAACTTGGTATTTATGCCAGTGTTTAAATGAAACGGAAAAGTTACCGTTATCATCAACGACTATATTTGGCATGCGTTGCAAACACGAAATTACATCATTAAAAGTGTCAACATTAAACAAAAATTGAAGGTCTCTCGCGGGAGGGGAAAGTAGGATTTTTCCGCTCTCGCCATGTTCTTTAATGTGGCAGCCCAACCGGCACCACCTGGCGAAGTCTTCCAGTGATAAGTTGCTCAGATTTGGATCGGTATTGCATGACACCCATAACTTGAACCATTGTCCCTGGTCCGACATTTATCCTCCCTTGGTTGGCTACGGTGACTCCATCCGTGCCTCCCTTGGCTGAGAGAAGTGTACTGGCAACCCTCCAAGGGTAACGGGCTGTCCTCGGGTTGCGATCCCGAGTAAGCCAGTACGCTACACTGGTCTTTCACATTCGTTGAACGGGCTTCCATCACGGTAGTCATTCAGGCCGGCCAGCTTGCCTCGGCACGCGAGGGATTCGTCGGGCTCCCAGCATGAGACGATCGGGGATCCGCCGTCCGGGTCGTCCTCGATCGTCACGTAGTAGGACGGCATCGGAGGAGTTCTTCTGCTGCAGGCGTCTATGTCGCACTTGCTGGCTCCTCGGCCCGCGTGCCAGTGGGTGCTGCAAGGGCCGTCCTCACACATCGGCTACAGCTCGAACCGTATGAGTCTGGCTTCGAAGGCCTTCAGGAACATCTCCCGGTACGGGCAGTCCGGGTTGCCGCAGCGGAAGCCATGGACCTCATCGGGCCTCTGAACAGGCTTCTCCGCTGCGACTGGCAGCTTCCTCAGGATCTCCCTCGATTCGTGGGTCAGCTTATCCCGCTTGCCGTTTTCCTTATCGGCCTTCCTTTTATTCGCGCACTCGGCGCAGCGCTTCTGCACGTTGCTCGACCGAACGTACAGCTTCCCGCAGTCTGAGCACGCCACTTCCTTCGTCGATACGAATGGCATTTCTCCTCCTGTCATGCAGGCCTCGCAGACGGCGTAGTCCGCGGCCTGTCCGCTCGGGCAGTCGTCACACGACTGCATCCTCAGCCATCCTTTTCTTGTTTTTCTTCGCCCAATGCGCCACGGCGCCGGGACTCATGCCCAGATCCTTGGCGATCTGGTTGTAGGACTTGCCGCTTTTAAGTTCCCGCAGAATCCTGAATCCCCGGGCCAGCAGTCCCTTCGCGGTCGTGCGCCTGCCGGCGGCCAGTGCCGCGTTCCGGACCGACGCGGGACGCGTCCGGGTGCTCCACAGATGACTGGGCAGGGCCTGCTGCGGAGCCTGGCCAAGGGAGAAGCGAACGCGGTAGATGCCCATGCTGATATGCAGTTGCGGATTCCGGTCCTCCATCTCGCAGATAACGCAGATGCCGGATGGCTGGTGGGTTTGAATGCCGCAGGAGCAGGCGGTCACTTCTCTGACTCGAGCAGATCGGCCAGGGGCACGTCGAGCGCCCTACTGATCTTGCACATCATGGAGATCGGTATGTCGACGCTCCCGTCCTCGTACCTCGATATCAGCGAGCGATCCTTGCCGATCTTCTCAGCCAGAGCGCCCTGGCTGATGTTTTTTGACAGCCTCACTTCCCGAATCTTCGTATTCATAGTGAACAGTATACACTTTTAATCTGTGCTTGTCAATCACTCTTTAGGCAGGCCATTTGTTGCATACTATGCACATGGGGACAGACAACATAGAATCTTCTGCCATGAGCGCGATCAAGCGCATCAGAAAGGACAAAGGCATCACCCAGGCCGAGATCGCCGCAGGATTGGAGATGGACCGGACGAACTACGTGCGGAAGGAACAGGGCAAAGTCCCGACTTCGATAGAAGAATTCAAGAAGATCTGCGCCATCATGGAAATCGACCCCACCGACGTGCTGAGAACCTCCGAAGAGGCCGGGATCCCCGTTATCGCGTACATCTCGGCCGGCGAGGGCATAGCCGCGGCATCTCCCGACCAGTACGCGGTCGGCCACGGTCTGGAGTACCTGTCAGTCCCTCCTGGCTACACGGCGGAGAGAGCAAGGATGGAAGGGATCTACGGGTTGATCGTGAGAGGCGACAGCATGAAACCGACGCTTAAGGACGGATGGAGACTCTACGTCCGGCCCGCGGAGCAGAAGATCCTGAACAATGGCGATCTTGTCATATTCAGGGACGCCGAAGGCCTCGGCTGGGTCAAGGAGATCGAAGTCGTCAACACGGACACGATCATCTTCAGGAGCGTCGGAACAGGACAGACGATCGTCAAGAGGAAAGAAGAGATAGAGAGGATCGAAAGAGTCTACCTCATCATGCCCTGACGCCTAAACCTTCCTGTTCCACCACGGCACCCCTTGCTGTGTAAATTTATCGCTAAAGTCCATCCCCGCGTCGCGCTGGCAATGCGGGCACACCCTCGCACCACTTCTCATCAGTTCCTTGCAGCTCGGGCATTCCTTACTGTCTCCCTTTATAACGAACGCCGCCAGGACTCCAAAAGGTCCGAAGACGCAGCCCAGGATAAAGCCCAGGGCTCCCCTTCCTTTTCTGGCGCCGATTATGGCCGCCAGGATGCCGCAGAGTAGCCAAATAAACATTACCGTTCCCATGACAACCCTCCTGACCGTTTTCCTGCCCTAAGAATACCATAATTCACCCCCAACAAAGTGCTTGACATTCACTCCTAAATAGTGTATGCTGTTCACATGGCCCCCTCATCAGGCAAGCTCATCGTTATCTGCTGCGTCTGTGGAGAATTCTTAAGAGAGGTCCCATCCCACGAGGACGGAGTGAGCCACGGCTACTGCGTCGCCTGCCGTGACGAGCTGCTGGAAGAGATCAGGTCTCTCAGGCCGAGCACTGGCCCTAAAGTGTGCGCCCCCGGACCTTGTCCGGGCCAATCCGGCTGACACCCTACTGTCGAGTCGTTTTTCGGTCTTGAAGATGCCAAGGCGGGCGCAGGGTTTTACCCGGCCCGCCAATCTAACCCCTTAAGGAGAGCCAATGAACGAGATGACACTGATAACCCCGGACCAGGAGCAACCATTGACCGTTGGCAACCTGCGAGCTCAGGTGAACCTGATACAGACGGTGATGAAAGAGGTCATGCACAGTGGAGAGCACTACGGAAAGATTCCTGGCTGCGGTCCCAAGCCTACTTTATTGAAACCAGGCGCCGAGAAACTGATACTCACTTTTCGGTTAGTGCCCGACCCACTCATTGAAGTGATCGACCTGGGAGACTATCACCGGGAATACCGGGTAATCCTGAAACTCTACAGTCAGTCTGGTCGTTATCTGGGCGGGGGAGTAGGGTCTTGCAGCACCATGGAGACAAAGTATCGCTTCAGGAAGGACAAGGATGGTAAGCGAGTCGAAAATGACAATCCCGCCGACAACTACAACACCTGTGAGAAGATGGCCAAAAAGCGTGCGCTCGTAGATGCCTGCCTGACCGTGACTGCGGCATCGGATATCTTCACTCAGGATATAGAAGAAATGGATATACCACCGCAACCCGCTCAACCGGCCCCCAGAGCCCCTGAGAAGCCCCAGGACGAGCGGAAAGCCCAGGCCCTCGGCCCGAACGCCAAGCAGTTATTTAAGCGGGTCTGCGACGTCGTCGTGCCAAACCGGGGAAGAAGTCCAATGAGCCAGACCGAAAAGGACAAGATCACCGCCTATCTGGACAGCTTGACGAAAAGCCAGCACACGTCCGTGTTCACCATGACCGAGGAACAGGCACTCGGATTCATCGACCGGCTGCAGGAGCTCGAGGCCGGTGATCCGCCCGAGGAGCACACCGAACAGGAGAACTTCTGATCGTGGTGTGATGGCTCCGGTTGGAGCCGGAGCACTTCAGGGCGGTGCAGCGAATGTGACGTCAGTGGCAGGAGAAATAAAAGATAAGAAGGAGACGATCCATGAAACGCACTCATCTTGATACAGCGTGCCTTGTGATTCTTTGCCTGATCTTTGGAGTGGCAGTCGGGTATTTCTGGCGGATGGAGCATGAGAGCGTGAAGGTTGCGCGCATCGCCGAGGCCAGCCAGGAGGTGATGATCCAGACGATCTTCGATGAAGCCAAGAACGGGCGGATCTTCTGGTACGGGGACAGTCTCAGGGTGATACCCCGCAGGGACGGCAGGATCACCATTGAGAGGTCGGAGTAACGATCATGGTGACAGGCATACTGCGCAAGTTCGAACCCACCGAAAAGGGCATCACGGTCTTGATCCATGCCACCGACGAGCAGATGACCGACATCGTCGCACTCTTCAGGCAGCCGGTGGTGATCCTGCCGGCCAATGAAGCCACACCTGCCGATCGCACCGCGGAGCTGGCGTCCATCCGGATCCAGCTCGAGAAACTCATGAGGGTGCTCGAAGCATGATCGTCCTGCTTATCATGCTGATCCTTTCTGGCAGCTGCGAGGCAAAGGACGAGCTCGCCATCTCAAAAACGTGGTGCGCGGCTCATGAGGGACAGGCCGAGGTAGTGCTTGAAGACGGCGCGAGGGTCGATTGCGTCACGGACGAATATGCGATCGAGTTCGACTATGCGCCCAAGTGGGCGGAGAGCGTGGGCCAGTCGCTTTATTACGCCCTGATGACCGGCAAGAAGCCCGGAGTGGTGCTGATTCTCACCGACCTTGAAAGGCAGCGCAGGGACATCACCAGATTGATGAAGCTGGCGCAAAAGTACGGTATCAAGGTATGGACGGTGCGGGAGAAGGAATAGCTTGACAGAGACGCTTGGCTTTGTGCATGATGTGAACCTCGGTGCGTCTGTGCGAGGTATCAGTCCCGAAGGAAGGTGTCCGGTCTGTGGAGGCACGTTCAAGGCCGACCATAAACGGAATACCTTCGTCTGCCCCGACCATCTAACCCAACCCCTCCGCTATACCGTTTACGTCAGATTCAAAGGCGATCTGATCCGCAGGAGCACCACACTCGACGGTCAGACGCTGAGAACCCACTTCGACGCCCAGGCCCTCGTCGCTCAGATGCGGCGAGAGATAAAGCTCAAGCGCTTCGACCCGGCTGTCTGGACGTCTCACGTGAGGGCGGAGTTCCTTTTCGAGAGGTTGGCCTGGCGCTGGTATCATTCCAAGGAGCGGCTCATGCTCTCAGGCAAGAGAGCCCCGTCCTACGTGCCGAAGCTGGCCTGTTACATCAGGCTCTACTGGCTGCCCTACTTCCAGGGCCGGGACATACGGGAGATCGGCAGCATCAGGGACTTCTCCGACGGGCTCACCGTCTCCCCTAAATACGCGTCCAATATCGTCAGGGCCCTGATCGGTTTTTTCCGCTGGTGCCATGAAGAGAGAATCATCAGGGAGCTCCCGGCCCTACCCAAGATAGAACTGGACGAAACCCTTCCGAGGGTCCTTACCGGAGAGGCTCAGGCCAGGATCCTGGCGGAGATCCCCGAAGAGCACAGGCCGATCTTCGTTTTTCTCATTGCCCAGGGATGCCGTCCGTCGGAGGCCAGGGCCCTGAAGTGGTCTGACATCGAGGGCGACGTCGTCACGTACAGAAGGACGTGGAGCGGCAGAAGGCTCATGGAGAGGACGAAGACAAGGCGGCAGCGAGCCAATTGGCTCTTCCCCGATACCGTGGCATGTCTCCCGCCCAAAGGCTTGCCCAACGCCTTCGTCTTCACGCACGCGGGGCGCCCCTACAGCGACGACCTCCTTCACCGGCTCTATGGCGACGCATGCCGGAAACTCGGTATCGACGTGCCTCTCTACCAGGCCACAAAGCACAGCTTCGGATACCGGATGCTGCAGAGCGGTATCAACATATATGCCCTCAAGGAATGGTTCGGGCACACCACCATATCCATGACCGAGAAATATGCGCGGCTCGAGATTGCGGACGTTTTCAGGGACAGGTTCTCCGAACGTTCAGCAACCGTTCAGCAGATCGGCAAAAAGGCAAGCAAAAACAATAACGCGTGAGGGTTCGATTCCCACACGCTCCCGCCAGTATTTCAACGAGTTACACTACGAAAACTGTTCAGCAATCGTTCAGTAAGTGAAGATCAGTCTGTCTCCCAGATGAAATCGAAGTACCGGTCCCCCGTGGGAGTGCCGTAGTACAGGCACCTGAAGATACCCCCGCAGTACCAGTCCCAGAAGGTCTGCGGAGTGATGAAGTTCCCCGTGTGGCGCTTGAAGTACCCTGAGCCGTGATAGGCGGCCAGGGTCACTTCGGCGCAATTGAAGTCCTCTTTCCCCTCGATCTTCTTCCTGAACAGAAAGCCCACGAACGACAGAAGATCATAGTCCTTCCTGATAAGCGCCTGGGCGTTCATGCAAAATCCCACCTTCTCCTCTTCGCCCATCAGTTCCGTCGGGGCGAGGATCGCCACCCGGGACCCCTCGTCGAACCAGTTGACCGCCCGCGACACCTTGACGTGCGGTACGGTCGCGTCTACAAGGAACCCGTCCCCGACGTGAGGCATCACGTGGCTGAACTGCGAATAGGTCCACCAGCTGATGGCCTCGGAGATGAGATTCCCCGTGGACTTCGTGAGCACACAGGCCCCGACGGGAACGCGAGGCATCATCTCTACTGATCTCTCCCGTACACCATGCTTACGGGGATGCTCCCGCTTCCCGACATCCGGATCACGCAGGAACTCTTGAACCGTATTCCCAGAACCATATTGCCTTCCCAGTATGTCGATCCCGAGTCGTAGCGGAGAGAAGGCCATCCCTCCGAAGATGTGAACAGGG